AATGCCGATCCCACCGCGTCTTCCTGAGCGGGCTGTTCGAACTGGCGGCTCGTTGCACCGGCCCCCAACGCGCGCCCCGCGGCGCGCCTCTGCTGCTGCGTTTGTTCCTGACGGCGCCCTGCCTGCACGGCCTGCGTCACCGCTCGCGGAGTCACTTTCTGTCCGCTCGCCACCCGCGCGACCAAGGCGTATCCGCGCAAAGCGTTCTGATCCGCAGGGAGAGGGTTCCCGTAGGCGTCGCGGAAAGTCATCGACCCGAGTTCGTCTTTCCCGAGCCCAAGCTGCCGCTCCGCCTTGTAGACCAGCGCCCTGAACTCGGGCGTCCCGTAGGCTGGAAGGTTCTCGTACACCTGCCTTCCCTGCTGGTCTTGCCTTCCCCGGACTTGCGCCCACGCTTGCGCGCAGGTCCGCATCGACTGAGCTTCCTGAAACGCTCCGAGCATTCCGGGAGCGACCGTTTCGATCGCCTGCTGAATGATCTCGGGCGAGCGAAGCAGCGTCAACGTCAGATCAGTTCCATAGCGCGCCAGCGTCTGACCGATCTTCTCCGAGCTTCGCGCCAAGGCCACGTGCTGCTGAATCTCCGCCCGCGTTTGCGGAGGAAGATTCGGGTCTTCGAGCCTTCGCGTCAAGTCTCCGATGAACTTGTCGTCCGTTTTCACGCCCATAGCGTTCAGCAATCCGTTGCCCATTTCCTTCAACGTACTCTGGTCGTACTGCTGAACGAGTCTGTCGACTCCCGCGTAATACTCCTGCCGGGGATCGACTTGTGGAGCAGGCTCGGCTTCCGCTGCGGCTTCTTCTTCCGGAAGTTGCTGTTCTTCTCCCGTTCCGAAGAAGCCCTCGTCCGCCTCGGCCTGCCGCTGTTGCGCGATCAGGATGTCGCTGTTGAGCTTGTCTTGGAGCAGCCGCTTCAGGCTCTTGTCGCCTTGAATCTGCTCCCAGTTGTAGCCTCGGCGCCTCGCGTACTCCGCCAACTGATCGTCGGGAAACTCCTTCTTCTGTTCTGTGGTCAGCAGCCAGTCGTCGTCCGTTTCCTCCAACGCAGGTAGCTCTTCCGCCTGTGCTCCGGCTTCCGCTTCTGCGGGTTGTTCTTCGACCTCAGCCTCGGCTCCTGCTTCCGCCTGTGGTTCGGCTTCCGCGCCCGTGGGTTCCGGTTTCTGTTCGGGCTGGAGAGAAGGCAAGGTCTCGGGTTCAACGCCGAGAAACGATGAGAATTCTTGCGGGACAGAGGGTGTGGTTCCGCTCTGCGCTGCGCCGTCAGACGGTGTGGTTCCGCTCGGCGCGGCTTGTGATTCCGTGATCATAAAGGCTCCTCAATCGGCCGGTGTGGTTCCGGCAGAAACTCTGGTTTACTGCTCGGCTGCGCCGTACTCAGCGCTTTCGCCCTGCTCGGCGTTCTCCTTCTTACCCGCCTTCGGGCCAGGAGACTCAAATTTCGCCCCCTGCTCGCTGTTCTTCGAGGCTCCGTGGTGAGCCTTCAGGACGGCGGTGACGTGGCGCCCCGCTTCCTCGTGGGTCTTGTGCGAATAATGTTCGATGCGGTCGTCCTGCAGCCACGGTCCTGCGTTTTTCCCCCGTCCGCTCGACATCTTTTTGTGAACGTGCGTGACCGCGCCGCCGTTCTCCGTCGGCTCGACCCTGATGTGTTCCAATTCACCCTTTTTGATCATCGAGAAGCCTCCTTCAATTTGTTGCTGCCCATCTTTCCAACTCTTTCCAGAACTCGCGGTACACTTCCGCCTTCGAGGCGTAGTCCGAAGCGATTTCCAGGCTGCGCGGGACCGTGCGCATGTAGTCGGCCGTCTGCTTCTCGCAGTACGCTGCCTTCGCGTTCAAGAATTCCTCGACCGATTCCCTCAGGTCGTTATCCCGAGCGAGCCAGTTCGACAGCACGAGCCTCTGGTTGTCCGTCATCCGGCCGTGCTCTCCGCTATTCCTACGGGCGTCTTGTTCCCGTTCTGCGGCTGTGATGCCGCTGAAGGCGAAAGCAGGTTGTCCGCATGATTAGCCGCTTCGCTAACCCTACCCACGAGGTTCAACTGGCTTTGATCTTCCAGCCCAGGCATCTCGGGAGCGCCGAGGTACTTCGTCAGCATGTACTGCTGAATCTCGGGCTCCATCTTGTCGAGCGGGATCGAGATCGAAGCCGTCACGTTGTACTTCTGCGGCTGAGGCGGAGCCGAAGGATCAGGAGGTGGCAGGAAGTACGACTCCGGCTCGCCGTCGAGGTTCGGAATCGTCTTCAGCAAGTTCATCATCACTTTCTGAGGATCGAGAATCCCCGGCGCCTGCATCGCGATCTGACCGAGCTGCGCGGCCGCCTGACGCTTCAGGTCGTCGTTCACCGCCATGTACGAACCGGCGTCCGGCTCAACGTCGAAGTCCTGCTGTATCTCGTTCGGGTCGAGCTTCACGCTGCTGATCTTCCCGGTCTGATCTGTCATGATCCAGGGAACCTGCTGGGCTTTGTCCTGAGTCTTCAGCAGCGATTGCAGCGGAGAAGTGAAATACTTGGACTCCACGCTCCACGGCTGGTCGAGGTCAGCCATCTGCTGATTCATCCAGATTTTCTTCATGCCAAGCTGACGAAGATACAGGTTCCGACCGTCCATCTTCATCGCCAGCAGCACGTCCGCAGCCTTCGCTGCCAGAACCGCAGTTGTCGCCGTTTTACCGGCCTGCGGGTTCGCTTCCGTTCCTTCCGTCGTCAGGTTCAACGACGGCTCGAACATCCCGATCAACTGCATCAGCAGCGCACCGCGCTCCATCGCTCCGGGCGGCAGAGGCGGACGCTCCACGAACTTGCAGCCGTTCAAGTCCGACGTTCTGAGCACGTTGAAGAACCCGCTCAACAGGCGGTCGGTGTCGAACTCGACTCCAGTCTTTGCGAGGAACGTTACGCGGATCAGGTTCGTGATGTAGTCGAAGTTCTGCGCCATCTGCAGGTTGAACATCGAGAACATGTAGCGCAGCAGGCGGGGAGTGGAATCCCCGATCGCGTCGATCAGGTCAGGCAGCGGAACTTCGTCGGTGAACGACGTGTGCCCGTAGAAGTTTACCGGGTACGGCATCTTCCCCAGCACCTTATCGCGGTAGTTCTCGTTCACCCAGGTGATCCACATCCGTCCGTCATCGTCCTGCTTGTGCTCTTCGAGGATGTCGTACAGCTTCCGCACGCGTAGGTTCCGCGGGAACTGATACATCACCTGATCCTGCTTCCCGACGGCGGTACGGAACAAATCTTTCAACTCCTGGAACTCGCCCTTGACGACGACCGGCTCAGGATCAAGACGCATCAGATTCGCAACCGCTTCGGGATCGAACGCCGGCGTATCTTCGCCCGTCTCCGGGTCTTTGTACTTTAGCCCGAGCATCTTCTTCAGCCAGAGGTCGGACTCGCGGTAGCTGTGAATCGCGAACGAAGATTGAAACAGGGTCTTGGCGAACGGCTCCCAGAACACGTCTCCGGGGAAGCAGCACATCACGCGCGGGCCTTCGTACTTCTTGATCTCTTCGGGGACCGTCAACTCCGTCCCGCTCTTGCCCATGAACTCCTGCACTTCCTCGTCCGTCATGTTCGCGCTGTGCTCTTCGACGGCCTGCTGAATCTCGGCGTCGGGAGCTTTCCGGGCGCGCATCATCGAGGCTCGGTCGCGGTAGACGACTTTGCCTTCTTTCAGGATCGCCTTCCTGAACACCATCGTGCGCGAGATGAAGTCCCAGTAGATTTTCGAGATGCCGATGCCGAGCGCTTCCGCGGCCATCCTGACCCGCTGATCTTCGGGCTGCTCCTGCGAGTTGTCGTACTGCTTCGAGAGCAACGCACTCAGTCTGGCGCCAACACTCGGATCTTGGCCTCCGCTCACGCGCAGCGTGTAAGGCTGCGCGGAAAGTCGCGCCACGTTCTTGCGGTAGATCAGGTTCGCCAGCCCGCTCTCGACGTTCGTGCGAGACTTGTCCTCGACGTTCGTTTCTTTCCCCGCCGAGTCCCGCTCGTAGATCGGACGCGTTCTGCACTTGATCGCGCGCCAAGTGTCGACCCACTCGGCCCAGTAGTTCAGGTTCATCCACTTCTTGCACTCGTCCCGGCGCATGATGATGTCCGAAACGGGACCGATCGCTGGATTCGTCGTGGCCATGCTAGTAGCTGAACCCTTCCTGCAGCGGCTCGAAGTGCGAGCGCTGCGGATGCGGGTTGATGTAGATGGGATTCGCCATCTCGACGTAGCGCAGGTTGTCGACCTGATGACAACGCACGGCAACCTGCTGCCCGCTCGGGTCTTGCGACATCATCTGCGTCGGCGTCAGAATCTTCTTGCGCACGTTCTTCAACTGATAGATCAACTCAGGGCATTTGTCGCGGAAGATGTGAATCTGCGAGCGCTTCTTCGGCTCCCCGTTCGTATCGCGGACCATGCGCGGTTTCAGTCCCGCGTTCACTCGCTCGTAGCCCACGTCGTGATCCTTCTTCGCGTCGTCGAAGCTCGGACAAGACAGCTTCTCCAGTTGCATATACTGCTCGTAGCGTTGCTGGAAGTTTGGCTGTTCAGGATCGTCCGTCGTTCCCTTGCCGAACGCACGGGCCGAGTAGTCGATGACGCGGGCAAAGATGTGCTCGTCGAACGGCGTCTTGTTCTCGTCCTGATTCTCCGGGTTGCTGGAAGATTCGAGCCACTTCATCGTCTCGACGTAATGTTTGATCGGGATCAGCGGATCATCGGGCGGACACGGCCCTGCTTTGCCTCTCACTTGCTTGGTTTCCGGGTCACAAATAAAGCAGACACGCGATGGCCATAGTTCTCGATAAGCCCATCGGTCACCCCATGGATCGGTTGCAACCCAAAGAAACGCGTCAGGAATGCCAGGATGCGGATCGAGCGCCATCCTGCGCGTCCAAGTCCTCGGAATCGGGAAGGAGTCTTCAAGCGTGGCCTCCTCGTCCAGTTGGTAGATCAGCGCACCGAGCGCGGCTTCGGCCTCGATCTCGTACTCTTTCAAGTACAGAGTCGGGTCCGTCATCTGCTTGTATTGTGCATAGGCCCAGGGCGAAAGCGAGCGCTTGATCTC